TTCCATCTTCTATTGTTAATTGTGAGGTTGTTGCAACTGTTGCGCTAACTGCAGCTAAATAACTAGCAGCTGTTACTACACCAATTGGTAAAGTAATTGGAGCAGCTATAATTGCTCCTGCAACTGCTCCTGTAATAATGGCCCACCTTTGTACTTTTTTCCAGAACTTAGGTGTTTTACCATTCCATCTTTCTTTAATTGTTTTCTCCTTCATTATTATTTGGTTTTATTGGTTCATCTTTTATATGCTTGGCTAAATGTTTTAGTATAGGCAAGTATTCTGTCCAACCCAATCTTTTAAAATTTTCAAGATTTGACCAGATCAAATTAATAATTACATAGTTGTAAAATGCATAGTGTAGCCACTCATATATATTAAATGTAACCCCAAATATAGGCTTTATTTCTATATGTGTTGCCATTGCATTTGATATACCTATCATTAACATGTATACAAATAACTTAAACCAACCTTTTCCAAATAACTCTGAGTCAAACTTTTTACCTTCTAATCTAGATGCTTTAAGTCCTGTATAAAACTCTAATACAAAAAGTATTAGTATACCTATACCTACTGGAAGAACAATACCAAAAATAGAATTAAAATAATAAGCAATACTTGCAAAGATTGCACTAACACCTGTGCATGTTCCAGCCAAATGCGGATGAAAAGCACTTGTTACAAAATGATCCATGTCTCTATAGCCCGCTGATATTACTAATTTTGTAAGTGTTGTTTTCATTTCCTACCAATATCAATATAGCTTATCTACTTACCTCTTCCCAGTCTAATGATGCAAATGCAGTTTCAGTATTTGTACCTGCAGTTAAAATTAGACTAAACTCATAAGTTGTTCCGGTTAGACCATCTCTTTCTAGTTGGGTTGCAAGTAAAGCTGCTCTTAATATATCAACAGTTACACTTGTACTTGCTGTAGCTGTAAAATATCCTGATGCTATAGTTCTACCTCCTGCAAACGAAGTACCTGTTAAGTTATATTCTACAGAAGAGTTTGTTCCTGCACTTACCCAAGATCCACCTGTAGTAGTTCCTGCTGCTACAACTTGCCAATTATAATTAGCTGATGTATTTCCTATAATAGAAATAGCCGTAGCAACAACTATGCCGTCTAGTCTTGTAGATTTTAGTCTTATGGAAACCATTGGGTAAAGTGTTCCAGCAGTTGCTAATGCTCTAGCACTTGTTATAGGAGTACCAACTGCTTGTTGTAGACCACGCAACTCATATCCTCCTTCAGAGATAACAGTAGAGCAGATTTGTTTTAAAACAGAAGAACTGCTAGTACCAGCTGTGTTAAATATCTCATACCGTATTGGTAGGGAAGCAGTTGTAATATAAGTACTAGTAATTAAGTTAGCATGGTGGAAAGTGTGACAAATAATATACTGTCCATTAATTATAAATCCCACACGAACAGAACCTACACCTAGCCATTCAAAGTCAGAAAATAGAATCTGAGCTTTAGTTAAATCTAAAGTAAGTCCTGAAGCACCAGTACCATCTAGTTTATCTCCATTCCAGTTAGCTTGTAATACAGGAGTATTAATAACAGAACCTGTTACAGAAGACCTTTCTACAAATTGAACTGTGGTCCCTACTTGTTCTAAATAGTAACCATTATCAACTCCATAGTATCCAACACGCTGAGTAAGTCCTGTTTTAGCAGAAGACATTACAAATGTATTAAGTACTAAAAGAGATTTTCCCGGTTGGTAAGAAAATACTTTTAAAGTTTCTCTTAATACTTGTGAACCATTAGTTGTATTTACATTTAAATTAACTAATCCTTCATTAGCACTAAAAACGGCAGAACCCCCACTAGCAGTGGAGGTTGCCCATAAACCATTATCAGCATATCTGTGTGATGAATCAAATAATGTTAAAGGACTAGAAACTCTTTGCCTTCCAAAAGCATCAATTGCCATTGAATTATCATTAGTAATACTACTAGCTATGATATTGGTATTAATAGCATCTAACCCCTGTAACATTTTTAACTGCCAGGGAAAGTTATTACCTTTATTTCCGTAGTCTTTTAAATTTCCTATTGACATAATTATTTATTTTAACCTATTAACCAATCTGTACCATCTGAAAATACTGGGACTATATCAGAACCTCCACCTGCAGCAATAGCCCCAAAATTTCCTGATGCAGCCACAGTAGAATCATTAATCATTGCTCTTGCTCCAGATACTGAGCCTGCACTTGGTAATGTAGCTAATCCAACCTTTGGAAAATAAAGAGCCCCTTTGCTTGTGTTAAATCCCCATATATTGTTACCACTAATATAAACAAAACCGGTTAGATTACTTACACTATCACCTGGAGTAATAGTTATGTCTCCTCCGGAAGTTCCAGTTATTGTACTATAACCACCACTAATGCCTACTTGTCCACCAGCTGCTTGTAAACCTGAAACACTAGTACCAGCATCTCCTGCTTGAATTGTAATATCTCCACCATTACCTGAATTTTGTGTGTTACCATCAGAACCATCTCCAGCAAGAATGTTTATATCTCCTCCTTCAGCAATTTGATCAAAAGCACCTATATCACCTCTTAGTGTAATATCATCACCTGATTCAAGAATAATATCATCACCAGTTAATGTTCTGATAAATAAGTCAGAACCTGTACCTGATGTTTGAATTACTGCAGTGCCTGAGTCAAATGTTAGTTCTGCATTACCAGCATTATCTGTTAATACAACTTCTCTTGTACCAGCAACTAATCTATCCTTATCAAATGCTGAACTTGCAGCTAGATTTTGAACAGTTATAGCACAGGCTAAATAACTATCATCTCTTTTATCATCTTTAACTGCTACAGGAACAAGTGTTTTTGTAGAGTCAACAGAAGTGATATATCTACCACCTCTGATCCAACTTATGAAATTTAAAATATCCATGACTTTTTGTTTTTGCTTTTATTATTAATTATTAAATTCTTACAACTGATAAATATCTAGAACCAATTTGATCTGTTGCACTAGATTGAACAGTAACTACTATATAAACATTTTGAGTCCAATCAATTGATCCTACTAATAAACCATTATCAAATATATTTGAGTTATATGTAGATGAATTTGCACCAATAGCTGAATCTGAAAAACCATCGCTAGGAAGTCCTAATGCTAAAAATACTGCTGTAGCTCCAGAAAAGAAAACATCTTTTTCAATTTTTACAATTCTTTGAGTAGCTCCATTTGTTGCTGTATCAGCCTCTGCAAGCAATGTTGCCCCAACTGTATTATAATCAATACCCTGAAAAGGAACATTATTTGAAATATATAATCTAACAACCATAGTGTTTAAAGATGCAACTTTTTGCAAAACACTTTTAATAGTTAATATCGGTTTTGTTGTATTATTAAATGTATTTGCCGGAATAGTTGAAAAAGAAACAACTACATTAAAAGGTGAAGATGCTACAACTAATCCTGATGGTACAACACTAAAATTAGGATTTGAACTTCCAGCGGGTCCAACAGGACCTTGGATTCCTTGAGGACCTTGTGGACCAGTAGCACCTTGAGAAGCTAGTAATGCCCAGTTTAATGGATCAGAAGCAGGATCTGAAGGGGATGGTCCTACTGGATTAATGCAAAAATAAGATGCTCCACCAAAACCTACTGCATCATTAACTACATAAACACCAGTATTTGACCATGCACCTTGCCAATTAAGACCTGCTGGTCCTACTGGTCCTGGTACACCTTGAGGACCTATTGGTCCTTGAGCTCCAGCTGGTATTGTTGATGCAACTTGTGTTGTAAAATTTGCCACAGAAATAGCACCTGTTAAATATTCATCATCTCTTCTTTCATCTTGAAGAGCCACAGGTAGCAATGTTTTATTAGGGTCAACAGAATTTACTACTCTGCGACCTCTAATCCAACTAATAAAATTTAAGATATCCATTTCTCAATAATTACATACTATATGTATAATATAATAAAAATTATTTAGATAACAAACTAATTAAGATATTATATCCCCGATTTCTAATGTGTCAGAAACAATATAAGTAACTTCTGAAAGCATGTATAGATTTTTTTCTTCTATAGTTATGATATTTTCTACCTTATTGTCTACAATTATTGCTACTCTTATCATTAGAAATATGTTATAATTATACAAAATCCATTTCCACCATTTCCTCCAGCACCTGAGTTAATACCATTTGCAGAAGCACCACCTCCTCCACCACCAGCACCTGGCCCACCAGTACCACCTGCACCACCACCTAATGTAGCAACAGAATTACCAGAAGATCCGCCACCACCTGCTGTTGAGAAAAATAATCCTGAAGGACTATTAGTTATTAATGAACCATTACTACCACTACTACCTACTAGGGTTCCTCCTGAAACTGTTGCTATTACTTGAGCTGTAGCAGGACCAGTTAAATTTATAGATCCACCTACATTAGTTGCATTTGCTGTACTAAGTCCACCACCTATTGCACCTGCTATTAAAGGTCTAGATATATAAACTGTTGTACCTCCAGCAAAAGTGCCTGGTGGCTGATTTCCTGTACCATATGTGTTAGTATTAGAAAGTACACCAAAAAGTATAGAATTGCTAACAGAAGAACCACCTTGTGAAATAGCTGTTCCACCAACACCACCAAATGAAGTTCCTGTTGTAAGTTTTGCAGTAGTAGAAACTCCAGTACCACCAAATAAAGATAATGCACCTATTCCACCTTGGTTCCCATTAGTATCATTTATAGTAACAGCAGTACCTCCAGTTCCTCCAACACCAATCCAAATATTCTCAGTAGCTCCTAAAGTGTTTGCATTTAATTTGGCAATATTAAAAGAACCAGATGATCCACCACCCCCACCATATCTAGCTGTACTTCCTACACCTCTTCTACCAGATCCACCGCCACCACCGCCACCTACCAAATAAACTTCTACATAGGTTGCTCCAGCAGGTTTTGTCCAAACACCACTGCTTAAAAAAATCTGAGTATTTATGGGTGTACCGCCTCCACCTCCAGATGTATAATTAGGTATATTTAAAGTACTACCAAGTAGTGTAGCTGCACCTGATGTACCAGTTGTAGTTAAAGTTATAGCATCTTGTTTAGCATTCCAAGTAACTGCTGATGCTATTCTTGCATCTGCAAGAGTACCTGTCCAACCTAATGTTAATGAAACAGGTTGTAGTAATGCACTAGCAGGTGTACCTCCTAATGTAAGAGTAACATTTGTATCATTAACTCTTGTTAATGCTGATGGGGTTACTGAAGGTATACTTGGAAATACAGCAAGTGTACCATCACCTTGAATATATTCAAGAACAGTTCCTGTTGGAGTTGGAAATGGAGTATAGCCTAATGCTGTAGATATATCAAGAGCAGATATACCACTTATATATCCAGAAGGATTAGTACTATCATAAGGAGTATATCCAAGTGCTGTGGTTACATCTAATCCTGTTATACCTGTGATATATCCATTAGGATTTGTAAGGGGATAATATGTACTAGCGGCTGTTGCTGCAGTTAAATAACCTGAGAGAGCTGCACTTGTAATATAACCTGATGGATTAGTTAAAGGATAGTAAGTACTAGCAGCAGTAGCTGAAGTTAAATATGGAGTAAGTGCAGATGAAGTTATATATCCTGCAGGGTTACTTGCATCATATGGTGTGTATCCTAAAGCTGTTGTAATATCTAATGCAGAAATACTACTAATATATCCTGCTGGGTTTGTGCTTAATGGATAATACTGTAGATCATAAGTAGGTACACCATTAGTCCACACTACTCCTGGATTAGGGTAACTACCAGAAAGATCCCCACCTGCTGGGCCAGTAGGAGATCCACCCCCACCACCAGTAGTTTTTGGTTTACCATCAGGACCAGTTATCTCAATCCCACCACCAAATACATTACCATTACTATCTATTACTTGCATATTTACTAAGCATAATCTGTACCGTAAACATAGTATGATGTCCCTACTATATCACTATATACAATTAATTGATCTCCTGGGTTTAGGGCATATAGAGTATTATCAGTAACTGAATCTCCAGCAGATAAATTAAACTCATATATTGTTTCAGTAGATGCTGTTAAAGCATCATATCTATTTAAGGTAAGTATATAAGCTGCTGGATTATAAAACTTTAATAAGGTTATTTTAGTAGATAGGGGCCCAGCTACACCCGTATATATTACTGTACCTAAAACATTTACTTGACCCTGATTTATAATTTCTGCCATAAACTAATATACAAAAAAATCCCCAGCTTTGCAACCGGGGATTATAGCCTGAAGTAAACCATTGGAAAGAAGAGAACAGGCTAGAGTAGTAGGCCAATGGTAAATGCAAAAAACAACATAAAGAATACACAGACTACTGCTAGTTTAATACTATCTTTATCTGATACATATTCTTTTCTAAATTTATCATATGCAGGTTTGTACATTACATGGGCAATCATCCATAATACTGCTATTACAAATAATAATATTATGATAGCTAAAATCTTCAT